AGGATGTCTCCTACTTGGCAGTTGAAATGCCGGCACAAGGTGTCGAGTGTTGCGTACTCGATCCCCTTACCCTCACCATCGTATATCCGAGTCAGGGACAAGCGTGAAATACCAGTTAACTCGGAGAGCTGCCGAATGCTCTTAATCCGATGCTGGCCCATGAGTATATGTAAGTTTGATTTGATCATATAACGTCCCTACAAGTTTTTATTTTCACTATAAAGCATACTCAAAAAAGTTGTAACGTATACAGTCAAAATTGCAATTATGTAGTAGCAATATTGTAACCAACATGATACAATGTAGTTACCAAATTGATACGAGGTGATTACCAGTGGAACTCAAAAAAATCAAGACGTTTCCTTTGCGGATGGACCAACACACTCATGAGAAGATCGGTCAGGCGCTTGAACGTTCGATTCTGAAAAGCAAACATGATTTCATCATGAAGGCGATCGCCGAGAAGATTGAGCGTGAAGCCAACAGGGCGGTGTGATGGATGGCAGAAGTGCAGTGGTTCAAGGTTCTGACAGACATATTCTCGGACGACAAAATAAAGATCATTCAGTCCATGCCAGAAGGCGACGGGATACTGGTAATGTGGTTCAAGGTATTGGCTCAAGCCGGGAAGACGAATGACGGCGGATACGTGTACCTGAAGAAACAAATTCCTTACAACGCCGGCATGCTGTCCACCTTGTTCGGAAAGCCGCAACAATTCGTAGAAATGGCCCTGAAAATATTTTCTCAATTCGGAATGATCGACATTGATGAGAATGGATACATCTTTGTGACGAATTGGGAGAAGCATCAGGCCATCGAGAAATTAGATAAGATCCGAGAACAGACAAGGCTTCGCGTTCAAAAACACCGAGAAGAAAAACGTCTAGAATTGATGTCATGTAACGTTACAGTAACGGATGATGTAACGCAAGATAACGCAACAGATATAGATATAGAAAAAGATATTAATATATATAGTCCGAAATCTGAAACTATCATTCCTGACGAAAAGCAAATTTTCGATCATTGGAATGAAATGCGAATAGTCGTTCATCGAGAGTTAACGAGGACGATGGAGTCAAGCATCAGGGCGAGGCTAGAAAAGAGAACGGTAGACGAAATAAGATCAGCCATAAACAACTATCGCGAAATCTTAAAAGACGATAAATATTTCTTCTCGTACAAATGGGGATTAAACGACTTTATGAACCCCAAGAATCTGGACAAGTTCCTAGACGATAACGAGCCGAAAAAAAATTTCCTCGCAGATAAGCATAAATCAAAACGTAATACTGTCATAGCTGTACCGATACCACTAGAGCCAGATCCTACGGAGGAGGCGAGGATAAGTAATGCAGACATCGTTCGAAGACAACAAGAGTTACGAACACGAACCGGAACCACCCCATATTGAAGTACTTGGAATCCTATTAACTCATCCCAATATTTTACGAGAGTACCGGCGCAAGCTTCATCCGCAAATGTTTTACGAATACGGCCCCTTGTACAAAATGATGTACGAGATCGATGAGGCTGAGGGGTTAACGTTCAAGGGGTTGGCAAAGCGGATGTCAACCCCGGAGAAGATCAAACGGCTGCACTGGATCAAATCGACATACGTGAGCATTAACCGAATGGACGGACTAATCCTCACGGTCAAAAAGCAATTGATATCCGAACGGCTGCGCTCCATCGGATCAAAGATCATGGACACCGCGACCGATCCGGACGAACTGGTCCGATACCTGCAGACCGAACTCGATACGCTATCTACCACGGAAGGCGATAACCTCCTCGACATGGAACAGCAAGTCGATAAGTGGATGCGCTGGACCGAGGAAGTCGCAAAAGAGCCGGCGCTCGCTTATGGCATGATGACTAGCATCACTCATCTGGACAACATCACGAAGGGTTTCAGACGTCAAGACTTCATCGTACTGGGCGGACGGACCAGCATGGGTAAATCGGCTTTCGAGATCGAGCTAGCGCTGCGCATGACGCAAAATGGCTACATCGGCGCGATATTCTCGCTCGAAATGAGCAACATGCAAATTTATAACCGGATGGCCGCGAACATCGGGCAGTACAACCTCGAATGGATCATGACCGGGAATATAAACGACTTGGCGCTTCACAACATGAAAAAGAACTCGGAGCTGTTCAAAAGGGTGTATATCGACGATACGCGGGGAGTAAGCGCGGACTACATAGCCGACACGATGAAGGCGCTGAAACGGACGCAAGGACTGGACTTTGTAATCGTGGACTATCTGCAGGACGTGAAGGAGAACGGCGAGCAGAATGACAACAGCGGCAGCGCAATGGCGCGGGTATGCCGGAAACTCCGGTCGGCAGCTCAACAATGCGATTGTGCGGTCATCGGACTCTCGCAGATCAGCCGGGACGTCGAGCGCCGCGACAACAAGCGGCCGTCCAACTCGGACCTGAGCGGATCGACCGGCATCGAAACATCGGCGGACATGATTTGCTTGATGTACCGCGACGACTACTACAACCCGGACACGGACAAAAAGGACATACTCGAAATCAACATAACGAAAAATCGGAATGGACGACTCGGGGGAGTTGAGTTGATCTATGACAAGCACAAACAAAAAATATATTCCCGATGAAACGTTGCTAGAGTTTATCAAGGCCGAACAGGAGTTACTCATCAGTTACCTGGACACGGCTTACGCGCAAGGAAAGATTACGATGACATACTACACCTTCGCCCTGACAACGACATGTGAGGCCGAGGATTGGGACGGTGTGATCGAGCATTACGAAGACGCCTTCCGGACCTTTATCGATCAGGGCGAACGATACGACTACTACAGGCTGCTGGAGCGCATCGAAGAAGGCGAGCAATACCTATCATCCATCGACCCTGCGGACCCCTCATACGCGAAAGGAGAGGCGCTATATGGACAACTCTGCGAGCAACTACAGCATTATTGAGCGAATTGAGAAATTGATAGAAACGGAGACGGACCCGATCAAGCGAATTTTGTACCGAAAAGAGTGTCGGGCGCTGCTGGAAAAATTAAATCAGAAAAAGATTTCGTGAAGTGTGCGAACTCGATTAGGAGAACGACTATACCAGTGTAAGGAAAAATAGAGAGGAGCTTAACAAATGAAAAAGAGTGAAATCGAAATAGGGAAAACATACTTTAGTGGCAGCGGAGGACGATTTGAAACAAGGCGAAAGGTTCTTGAAATGGGTGTGCGTGTCACTCATTTGGATGGCAAGAATACTCAATCTGACACAGGAGTTCGGTTTCGTCAAGTTAAAGGTCCGTATACAGGCACCGAATCGGTCATTCCTCTTGTAAGTTTCGCTACGTGGGCAAAAGGAATATACGAAGGCGCGAACGATGCAAAATAGGCCGAAGGCCACCGATCCGACCGAATAGGCGCGAGCCGACCCAAAATCCCTGAAAGGATCTGATATCCAATGTTCTACGCAGTCTATTACAAAGGCAAAAAGAAAATGTCACTAGCAACATGGGATTTAAGCATCGTAAACGCTGATCTTAAAAGGCTATCTAGCATATTTAAACATCTGACGGTAGAGGAAGTGAAGGGATGATACCGGTAGAGGCGATACAACGGGTGATGGAGAATTTAGGAAAAAAAATGGATGATGCCAACTTGATGATGAATGCACGGCCCAATGTAATCCGGATGGAAGGGTACGGTCGTAAGTGCGAATTAAGAGACGCCATTATTTTACTGGAGGATGTGATTGCACAGTATGCGCCTGACAATACCGATAGAGCCGATGGGCACGGTGAGGATGACCACCGGGATGGTCAAGAGGATCCGGTTTAAACTCTACAATCCCGGAGAGAAGAAAGTCGAGACGGTGATACGGTACCTGGACTACAAGAAAGAGCTTTCGTTTCACGCTCGAAATCATCACAAAGGCGATCCATTAACGGGGCCGGTCGAGCTGAACCTAACGTTTTACATGCCGATGCCGAAGGATTGGAGCGAGAAGAAACGCCAACGGATGGAAGGCCAACTGCACACAAAGAGACCGGACCGTGACAACCTCGAAAAAGGCGTATGCGACTCATTCAACAAAATCGTGTGGAAAGACGACGGACAGGTTTGCACAGGGACCACGATCAAACGGTATAGCCGGGATCCACGGATTGAGGTAGAGGTGAAGGAGGTAAGCTGAAATGGCTGTAAATATAGTCATGTCAATTGCGGCAGGAGCATTATTAGTCGCGATAACCTGCATCGTTTATATGATCATAAGTTTGGTTAGGTATAGACGCGAATGGAGGCGGATCGACAAGTCATGAAACCCATAGCAACCGTACACTGGACCCATGACGGGAAAGAGTACTCACAGGACTACTACCGATTCGATTTTTTGGAGAAGCAGATTCGGAACTTAACTGCGAATAATGATATGTTCACTCTGTGTGTGACGAACACGAACCAACCATTGCCTTCTGTGACGTCCATAAATGGCGATTTAAGGCGAGATAATACAACGACCATGTGAATATATGTTTGAACTTTTAAATCTCTTAAATCGGCTTATACGAGCTTGATAGACTGAAACTCTATCAAAGGGGGTGAAACCATGGTCCGAGGTTGGCTAAAACGACTGCTCGGCACTAGCGACCCACCGAAGACGTACAGCATCGACACGACGGTCCCGAAATGCAACAAAAACGCGCGGGTAAAGGTGACATGGCCGAAGGATAAAAAGACCGGAAACCCTTGATACATAAGGGATTATGCTATCAATTCTGTCGAAAGTATGGTATGATAATAAGTAATAGTTCGATTGTTCGGCAACAATAAAACTTTGGAGGTTAACCATGACGAAATTGCAGGAAGTACAGGAAAGATTGGCACAGCTCGACCCGAACAACCGGGATAATTTGGTGGAAATCGCTCGGCTGAATACGGAAATTGAACAGCTCAAGCAAGCGGAGCAAGAACAAGCAATGCGCGAGCAAAAAACGGAAGAATTGTTGGACGAATACAACGATACGCTGGTCGATATATTTTCGACGCTGTTCCCGGAAGATAAATACAAGGTGCTGCTGGGGGTCAATGAATACGAAAATTTGCGGCAGGACTACAAGCGCGTCCATAAGGCGTTCCACGCTGGTCAGATCGAGAAGATTAATGCGGATCATGTTGCCGAATTGAATCGGGTGGACGAGAATTGGCGCGAGAAGTTTGGGCGGCTGACGAAACAGGCGCAAGATACGGAAGATAAACTGGCAGTAGCGAATGAACTGGCGCAACGATGGGCCAAGGAACTAGATAAAATGAACGACGAGCTGAACGATGCCCATACTGAAATATCCAAATTAAAGTTGGAAAATGAAGAAATCAGCAAATCCTCGTTCAGTTGCAGTGAAGAACTGAAAAAGGCAAATGAACGAATCGCTGAACTTGAAGCTAAACTCGAGCAAGCGAACAAACCGAAAGAGCCGGCGCAAAACGAATCCCTCAACAACGTTCTGAACGAAATCAAATCCCGCAAACAAGACGATCCGGACGCCGTGATGCAACGATTCCTGGCACGTCAAGTGAACGGACCAAAAGTTATGTCAATCGACCATGGTGCACACCCTGAATTGCCGGTGTTGCAGTTTCGTCCCGAAGTGGCTCCGGCAGTGGTGGAACAAGGTGCCGATCCTCTTCCGATCGTAGACAGTCAGTTTCAAAGCCCCGAAGGGAATCAACCTATCGGATTACCAGTTTCTGAGGACGGGGCCGGTGGCGGAGTGGAAGAATCGCCAGTTACGAGAGCAGAATTCGAAGCGCTCGAAAAACGGGTGAAGAAGTTGGAGCAACGTTTCGAACGGCCGGTTTCGGATGTGGGGGTTGTGGCGTAATGGAGAAGCAAGAACGAAATCTGATCTACATCGGGGACCGATACTACAAAGAGTCTCATACCATCATGTCTTCGATATATGAGGAATCAACATGGATGAGATTTGATTGGGGCTTCGTAAACACAGACTTACGTAATGGAATTTCCGTAAGAATTCGACCAGCGAATGCCGAAGAACTTGGTGTCGCCCATCAAAATCTTAAGGAAATACTTGAGAAGTATGGGGATTGATCTTGCACGTTAGTGCCATCGACCCGACCGAAAACGCTTAGGGACGGAGTCCCGGAGGCCGATTCCGGGGCTCCTAAGGGGGACAGACAAATACTTTGGGGGATAGCGAGGTGAAACCACATGAACCGGGATAAAGTAACAGAACTTCTGAAGAACTATCGCAGCTACAAATACGCCGTAAGCAACGGAATAGCCCCACACGAACCGAGTGATACCTTGGGTATGCCGATGGGACTAGACTACGGTCCGAGGGCTCCTAAAGCGTTCGGAGAGCGTGGAAACACGATACAGAGCACAATGGACTATCGGCAGTATAAACGGTCCGTGGAGGCTGTTAACGGGGCTGTGGAAGACGTGTTATCCGATGACGAACAGAAGGTCATTCGATATAAATACCTGGAACGCAACACCCTAACACTGTATCAAATAGCCGATCGGTTCCACATGACGGAGGACCGGGCCAAGTATCTGCACCGGAAGGCGCTGAAATCGCTGGAGAAGGCGCTAATGTTCGTCGATGTGCCGGAGATCATCAACATGGATAAACACCTTGAAAAAGTGCCAGTTTAAGTAGAATTACGCTTTTTTCCTCCTTTTTTTACCCCTTATCCATGCTAAAATGAAATCATGGGGAAGTTGATCGGGGAGCTCCCGGCGTACCCAAGAGAGAGCGATACGTAACTACGCTATAGAGCGTACATCGTATTCGCTCTTTTTGATTTACCAAAACGAGGAGGATGAAGAAGATGGATGAGAAGGATTTTGGTATTACAAAAGTTAGGCAAGCGAAAGACAACATTTCGGATTTGCAAGTATACGGCGACGGAGACACGTTTCGGTTGCTGTGCAAAGCATCGTCTCAATCGCAAGGCTGGATGAAATCAACCAAAGTTTGCAACGTGGATGGCGGGTGCATTGTGCAGGTTACCACACAGCAACGGAATCCAGATGGCAGTTATGCGGTAGCTGAGGGGCTGACATATGTACCACGAGTGCATATAGACATCGACGCAGAACCGCGCCAACTGGTCCCAATACAGTACCCAGTTCAATCACTCAATTCATCACTGTCAGGAAATTCGCATGATGATGAAAAATATAGATACACCGAATACTTGGGAATCCTGCTCGAACTACATAAAGCCGGTCATGATTGCCATAGCGAAATAAACACAACGCTAAAAAAGGTACAACAATTGATGTTCTGAACGGGGAGATACGGCTCCCTTTTTGATTAGGAGAACCAATGAAAAAGGACACATACAGACGTAGGGCCATGCAAATAGCATTAGCGAAGCTTCAGAAACGGATTGATCGAGGCGAGGTTGAGAATCCGGAGGAACGAATAGAGCAGATCAAGCGGGCGTTTGGGGAAGTTATAACAAGTGAACAGCAGAATAGTTCATCTAAAATGGAATAAAAGGCCGCATTATATAGAGTATGTAGCAAGATAGTTCATAAAAGGTGGTGAATGGATATGGCAGACTTGAGGCCGCAAATTATGATATTTGTAACCGAATATCTGAAGAATGGCAACAATGCTACTCAAGCTGCTATTGCTGCCGGTTACAGCGAGAAGACAGCATACAGCCAAGGGTCCAGATTGTTGAAGAGTGTTGAGGTTCAACAATATCTCAACAAAACTGAACAGAACCTTAACAGAGACTTGCGAACAATGTTCACGGAAGACGCTGTTGAAGCCTATAAAGTGCTGAAAGAGATCATGTTGAAGCCCGATGCACAGGATAAAGATCGTATCACGGCGGCGAGGGACTTGCTCGATAGGGCAGGGTACAAACCGGTTGATAAACTGGTATCAGATTCAACCTCGGACAGTACGATGAACGTCATTTTCAATATACCGAGGCCACAAAAATGAATATCACTATCCCTTATACGCCAAACGCAAAACAAACAATGTTCCATGAATGTGATGCCGACGAGGTTGTCTACGGTGGGGCCAAGGGTGGGGGCAAGAGCTGCGCCTTAGTGATGGAGTGCCTAGCCTATGGCCTAGAGAATGCCGGCGCTGAGATGTATATCTTCCGTGAGACATACGACGACCTGGAAGCAAACATCATTCGCGAGTGGAAAGAGAAGGTGCCGAAAGAGCTATACAGCTATCACGAATCGAAACACGTTGCTTCACTCATCAACGGTACGACGGTTAAGTTCCGATATATCCGTAACTTTGCCGACGCAGAAGGATACCAAGGACGCTCCATGGACTGGATCGGCGTGGACGAACTCACAAAGCATGAGAAGCGCAGCATACAAGTGCTGTTATCTTGCCTCCGGTCACCAAAGGGATTTAAACCAACGTTCCGAGGGACGTGTAACCCTGGGGGCATTGGTCATGTATGGGTGAAAGAGGATTACATTGAGGCGACCGAGTACGGGGGGCGCCCAACGATTGATCCGGTGACGGACAACAAACGCGTGTTCATCCCGGCGAAGGTTTATGACAACGTAGTACTGATGAAGAATGACCCGAACTATGTAAAGCGACTCGAAAACCTACCGGAGAAGGAGCGTAAAGCTTTCCTCGACGGTGATTGGGACATATTCGAAGGGCAATACTTCGGGGAGTTTAAACGTCATATACACGTGATTGAGCCTTTTGTCATCCCCGATCATTGGCAACGATTTAGGTTCCTTGACTATGGATTGGATATGCTGGCGGCTTATTGGGCGGCAATTGATACCCATGGCAACGCCTTTGTATATAAAGAAGTCTACGAATCCGATTTAATCATTAGCGAAGCAGCCAGGCGAATCAAAGAAGTGACGAACGAGAACATCAAATTGACATACGCCCCTCCGGACTTGTGGAACCGAAGACAAGATACCGGAAAGAGTGCAGCGGATCTCTTTCGAGAGAATGGGGTTATGCTTGTAAGGGCCAATAACGAGCGTATACAGGGGTGGCTAAACCTGAAAGAGTGGTTGAAGCCATATGAGACGAAAGACGAGCAAACGGGCGATGAGGTCGTCACAGCGCGTCTAAAACTATTCTCCAACGTATCGAACCTGATCAGAACATTACCGCAATTGCAGAGAGATGAGAAAGACCCGAACGATGTAGCAAACGAGCCGCACGAACTGACACACGGGCCGGATGCGCTCCGGTACTTCTGCTCCATGCGGACAAAGCCAAGCTTAAAAGACGAGCTGCGCGATCCTGACGTACTCACGCCACAAGAGAAGCACCAGAAGGCGGTTAAAGCGATGACAGGAGGAAGGCCGAATACAGCAGCATATACAAGGTGGTGAGCATATGGAATACCTAATCGGGGCGCTGGCGACAGTGGCCTTTTTTGTTTGCATGTACGGCGCGTATATAGTCGGTCAGCGGTCGCGCAAGACCGTACCAAGGGAAATAGACGAGCAAGAGGCGCAACGGGCCAAACAGCTCCGTAGGGGCTTCGAGCAGCTTATGAGCTATGACGTATCCAAGGCGGTCAGCGGAAAGAAGGTGACATAATTGGAGAATACGAAAGATTGGGACTTGTACGAGGCCGGGAAGCAATACAACAACCGGATCGAACCGAACTATTACGACACAGTCAACGCGAACTTGGACTTCTTCGCGGGCAATCAGTGGCGGAACCTTCCCGATAGCGAAATGCCGAAGCCGGTATTTAACATCATCAAGCGAGTAATCACCTTCTTTGTCGCCTCTCTTACAACGGGCGTGGCAAAGTTACAGTACTCGCCGTTGATGCTGGCCGACAATACGCCTGTTCAAGAGATCAGTGCAGCAGATGTAGCCAACGGACAAACGGCGATGCTGTTCGACAAGTTCAAAATGGAGTTTAAAACACGCGATGCGCTGTTCGATGGGGCCACAACCGGTGACTACGGAGCGCATTTCTATTTTGATGTGGATAAGCGACCGTACAACTATGCACAAGGGGTTCAAGGCGAGATATGCATGGAGCTGATCGACGGAACGAACGTATTCTTCGGCAACGCCAACAATCCCAACGTAGACGCACAGCCTTATATCATTTTGTCCGGACGAGAGACCGTCGAGAACCTACGGGCCGAGGCCAAGCGATACCATGAGCCAGAAGATGACATCGAAGGCATTCAGCCGGACAAGGAATATCAATACCAGGCTGGCGAAGCCGCTCATATAGAGGTCGAAGCTTCTGATATTGAGGCCGGAAAAGCCCTGTACATCATCGTATACCGCAAGAAAACGGAACAGGTCGAGGGAATCGATCCGGTTACTATGATGCCCGTATCCGAGACAAAAACGACAATAACAGCCTCTAAGAGCGTGAGAGGGGCATACATCTACAAGGACATTGATACCGGGCTAAGTCGATACCCGATCGCATGGGGCAATTGGGAGAAGCAGAAGAACCAATACCATGGACGTGCATTGGCTACCGGATTGTTGCCGAACCAAATCTTTATCAATCGGATGTTTGCGATGGTCATGTATCACCTGATGATGACCGCGTTTCCGAAGGCCGTGTATAACGCCGATGCTATTGAGTTGTGGACAAATGCGATAGGCGAAGCCATTCCGGTTTCTGGCGTGGACCCTCTTACCAATTTAAATAACATCGCCACGTACCTCCAGCCCGGCAACATGTCCAATCAGATTGTGCAGGTGATAGAACTGGTCATGCAGTACACGAAGGAAATGCTTGGCGCATCTGATGCGGCACTCGGCCAGATCGACCCGAAAAATACGTCGGCCATTATCGCGGTTCAAAAGTCCTCTGCAATTCCCTTGGAGAATCCGAAGGCGAATCTGTACGAGTGGGTCGAGGATATCGGGCATATCCTGTTTGACATGATGGGGACATACTACGGTATGCGTCCGATCGTGAGGGAAATGGAAGTCGTGGACCCAATGACAGGGCAGCCGGCGCAGCAGAAGGTTACGGAAATGTTCGATTTCTCTGTCTTTAAGGACATGTGGCTTGATGTTAAGGCCGACGTAGGAGAGTCGTCCTACTGGTCGCAGATCGCCGCGAATCAGACTTTGGATAACATGCTTGCGCAAGGTCACATAGACATTGTGCAGTACTTGGAACGCGTACCAGACGAGTACATCCCACAAAAGGATGAGCTTATCTCGCAAGTACAACAACGGATGCTGGAAGCTCAAGCTCAAGCAGCGGAACAGCAAGCACAAGCAGCGGCCAACGCGGATATGGAAATGCAACTGAAAATGCAAAAAGGAGCGCAGCCGCGATCGGCATAGCGCTTTTTATTTTGCCCTGTCGCATGGCAATAAACTAGGCCACGCCAACCATAGCGTGAGGAGGTCAACATGGAAGACGATATGATTCTACCTGACGATTACCAAGAGGCCACACCAGCCGAGGAACCAACGGTAGATACACAACCGGAGATTGAGGAACCTGTTGAGCCGAATGCAGAGGATACCACACCGGCAGACGAACCAACAGAGCCGCAAGAACCAACCACACAGCCGCAGAAGGTCAAGATCAAGTTTAACCATGAGGAACGCGAAATTGATCTTGAAGAGGCAGCGCAGCTCGCTCAAAAGGGGCTCAATTACGAAAAAGCTGTCGAACGAGCAAGGCAAGAGGCGGCACAGCAAGCAAAGGATTCCCTTATCGCGGAAATGGGCTATACCTGGAACGGCAAGCCGATTCAAACCGAATCCGAGTACAAACAAGCATTGGCCGAACAAAAACTGATTGAACAGTATAAGGACCGCGATCTACCACCGGAAGTAATTCAAGAACTGTTGGAGAGCCGACGGGACCGGGAAGAACGCCAACGGGAAAAGGCGGCGAAGGAAGAAGAATCAAAGATTCAAACAACGTGGAATGAATTCTTTGCCTACTTCGAGGAAGTTAACGAGCGTGCTTTCGACCCTAAAAAGGACTCTCTTCCCGCAGAGGTAGAGGAAGCAATCGGAAAGGGACAATCGCCTCTTAGCGCGTATATGAAGCACCACAGCAAGGAATTGCGCAATCAGTTGAAGATTGCCAAACAAAATCAAGCGAATCTCAAAAAAGCCCCTGTAGGAAGCGTCACGGCTGGCGGAGGAATCAAGACCGAGGCCGAAGACGAATTCTTAGTGGGCTTTAATTCTATCTAGGAGTGATAACCAATGGCAGTAAATTTAGCATCCAAATATAGCACAAAAGTTGACGAACGGTTCAAACTGAAATCCCTCACCGAATCCGGCATTAACCGCGACTATGAATGGGCCGGAGTAAAAACGGTTAACGTATACTCCATTCCCACGGTGGCCTTGAACGATTACACACGGACAGGGCTTGCACGGTACGGAACGGCAGCTGAGCTGCAAGACACCGTGCAAGCGTTGACGGTTTCTAAAGACCGTTCCTTTACGTTCACGATTGACCGAGGTAATAAAATCGAGCAGCAGGGAGTGAAAGAGGCAGGGAAAGCTCTTGCGCGTCAGGTTGACGAAATCATCGTTCCGGAGATCGATACGTATCGACTAACAACCATGGCAACGGCTGCTGTGGCTGCTGGTGGTACGGCTACGGCGGCTGTAACATCTACCAATGCGTATTCGGTTTTACTGGATGCAGGCGAGTACATGAGTGATAACAAGGTGCCGATTACGAGTAGAATCGCATTCGTCACGCCGGCATATTATTCGTTCCTCAAGCTCGATAACTCTTTTATCAAAGCATCCGAAATGGGCCAAAAAATGCTGGTTACAGGCCAAGTCGGCGAGGTAGACGGAGTAAGAATCATTATGGTGCCGTCCTCGTATTTCCCTGCTAGCACATCCTTCGTTATGTGTCATCCTTCGGCAACGGTTGCTGCGTCCAAACTCGAGGATTACAAAACCCATGACAATCCGCCTGGAATCAACGGGTGGTTGGTCGAAGGTCGCGTGATTTATGACGCTTTCGTTCTGAACAACAAAAACAAAGCCGTGTACACGCACAAAATTGCTTAATTGAGGTGATCCCGTGTTCAAGATGAAGGCTCCAAACGGTGAAACGCTTATCGCCCGTGACGAGCAGCAAAAGCAGATCATGGAGAAAGCCGGATTCGTCGAAGTAAAACCGGGTCGAAAACCCAACAACGAATAGTCTACCAACCATAGTAGGCGGGGCTTTAGGCTTCGCCTACTTTTTTTGTATACACGAAATGGAGGTGTGAGGTGATGACGCTTCAAGAAATCATAAACAGGGTGAGGATGCTTTATCCCCCATCAAGTAAATATGGGAATCCCGATATCATATCCATGATTAACGATGCACAAAACCGAATATTTCGCACGATGTATAAGCCGCAAGTAGCGACCGTCTATGATTTAGAAGCAGGAAACCCGGCATATCCAGCAGCATTCTCGCCTGAGAACATCATTGATGTTGTCGTGAACGGGAAGGAATACCCTTATCAAAACATAAAATATGCTGCTCAACCCTACTACTATTATGTCTTGGACGATTACTCTATCGGAATCTATCCTACTCCAACAGAGGACATAACAAGAGGGCTTAAGATATACCACGATAAAGAGCCGGTCACATTGAACGGTTTAAACGACGTTCCCGAACTTGATTCTGCATGGCATATGCTCATCGTGTATTATGCGTGCCGGGAATGCGCGATTATCGAGAATGACGACAAGGTTAGTAAATTTATTGGCGAAATCAATGAGTTGGAGAGACAATTCCGACGTTCGATACAAGCAAGGCCACATAAGATTCAGGATGTTTACGGTGTCGGGAGGGGCGCGGTATGAAGCAAGCTGCGGAGCAAATTGCAGGTCAGACGGATGTAAACTATTTCGAATATAAAAGAATCAAAGAATTCGACGGTGTAGGATACTTTTTGGAAAATTACGTAGTAGAAGGTGGAATTGTTACAAAAAACGTTTTACAAAGCAATTACATCGATGTGACTGAGGCGCAGATAAACCTTAATGGTCAATTTACCGTTCTTGCCGCCGCCTCTTTACGCTTAAGCGCGAAGAATTCCACATATTTTCTCGATTTCAAAGATGGCGACTATACACTTGGAACGTCCCACCCACCCGGAACGGCAGGTACGGATTACCTGCAGATCGCGACGATTACAACAGATTCTAACGGGGCGGTCTCTACAATCACGGATAATGCCGGTGACCGTGGTGGATTCCGGCTTAGACCGGGATATGACTTCCCAGAGATCGCTGAACTTCAGGAAGAAATCGGGACCGTTCAAGGATTAAAAACCGTCGAAGTCGATCCTGCATTCGACAATGGAGTCATCATCAATCAAGCAATACAGGCTTTGACAAGAGGGATTGTACGAATTCCAAAAGGGAAATACAACGTCACGACAAGAATCGATACAAAGCCTGATGTGCAAATAATCGGCGATGGTTACGGCGTGTCTATATTGAAATATACGGGAACCGATTATTGCATCCGGTTGGGTGGCGGGGGGACAGAAGTTTTTGTTGATTTTTGGTTTGGACTATCTATTAAAGATTTAGAGATCGAAGGAACGGGATCAGGTGCGGGCGGAATACTGGTAAAAGGTATAGCCCGATTCGCAATTGAAAATGTATATTGTCACCACTTTAGCAACGGATACGGAATTCACTTCTTGGATTACGCCTACATTGGCAAAGTGGAAAGTTGCAACTGTACCCACAATAAATACGGCATATATGCTTCTAAAACCGCCACTGATATTGCTGCACAAGCCTTTAATGCCATTACGATATGCGGTCAAGGAGAGTACCAGGTTAACGAGTATGCAATCGTGATCGGCGACCCTGCCGTTACGGCATCATCCCCGATACTTGGAATGGGTAGCGTCATTACAGGTATAACGGTGGAAGGTAACGATAAAGGCGGTATTTGGGCTACATCTTGCATCGGGCTTACCATTACAAATGTGTATTTTGAACACAACGATTTGACCGACGCGAATAACGGTTTTGATATTAAGTTGGGTAGTGAACTTGGAAATACCGATTTACCCGTAAATACGGTTTTAGAAAATAATCTCCACTTGAATGACGACTTCAATATCGTTCTAACAAGGTCTTATCATACCATTATCGCAAAAAATCTATTCCAGCAAGGTAGCGTAGGCATCAAAATGACCAATATGAGTGACGTGATTGACACACAACTCGACAGTAATTTCTTTCACGTCAATGTAACCGTACCCGTAGAGGGATATGTTATTAACTGGATTTCTCCCACATTGCTAAACGGGTGGCAAAATTACGGGGCGCCCTTCGGTGATTGTGAATACTACAAAGATGGTCGAGGAATAGTCTATCTTAGCGGGACAATCAAGTCCGGAGTGATCGGATCGCCCATATTTACTTTGCCATATGGCTACCGACCGAAGTATCATGTCAATCTGCCGACCGCGAGTTTAAGCGAGTTCGGATTGATAAATATAACCAATGCGGGTGTCGTTACTGCTACAGTCGGGAATAATGGATGGGTATCTCTTGACGGCATATCGTTCATTTCCGAAGAACTAACGAATCAGTAAAGTAGGGAGTGGCATAGCATGAAACAGGTATACAGAACCCGCGAAGACGGAACGTTTGATTTCCTGGACACAATCGTTACGAGCGGAGAAATACCTCAAGGATACGGCGTACCGAGTAGTAATAAGCATTATAAGGATGATGGTACCGAATTGTCCGCAGAAGAATTGGCGCAAATCAGTACATCAAATAGTCAAACAAGTATTTATTATTTACTTGAATTGGATTATAGGTTGTCCAAGATCGAATTAGGATTGGGAGGACTTTAGGATGACCTACTTGTATTGTAAGCGAGTTATTGAAAATAAGACTTTTATAAGCAAAGAAGATATGACAAACAAACTGGACGTGTTTCTCCTAAACAGCCGTATTACCCAAACGCAATATTCCGAGCTGATTGTATTACTTTCATAAGGTTTCCAATCGACCATAGATAGGAAGGTGAGGCGGTAGATGGAACAGACAGGTGATTACGAAGCCTGTCTGTTCTCTACACTGGAGTATCTAGCCAGAAGAAGAGATAGGAGCATTACAAATCTCGGCTCATATATTCCAACGTTCATTGTAAAAATTAGAAATAATGGAACAAGGAAAAAGTAGGCTGCCCATGTTGTGTTTACTCTCTTCCTGAAAAAGATATATATGAAGATTGCATATGCTATAAAACCATAACTATAAATCAAATGGAGGTGTCCGTTATGAGGACTGAATACAACTCCGTCTATAATGAGAGTTCCGCCCATCCCGTAAAATAAATACTTGAAGATATTTTCTCGAGATAGAAGATCTGTCCATATGTCAAATCGTGAATCTGCGGAATTTCCTGAAACTCGATCCAACGCCGTTTGTGCCACCTCAGAACCCCAAAATTTGTATATAATTAATAAAAGCAGAGGAGTTGAAAGAAATAAAATAGATAAATCAAGTAAAGTTGATCTTTTAAACGTGGCAAACCTTCTAAATTTAAGCGATTTTACAATAAAAAATAGTATGGAAATTCCAAATACGACAAATCCGGTACTGCTCATTGTGGCGAATACGATTATTGAGGTTGCTCCTATTAACAATACGTTTTGCATCAAAGAGAATTTATTATTAAGCAATAAAAATACCATAACAGCTATAAATGCTACAGAAGCATTATTGGGATCGCTAAACGTTCCCGTAAATCGAAAAATTGTAAGCGAATCAGTCACTGCTATAACATTTCCACTCATGGTCCAAAGTGACCTTACTTCAAAATAAGTTGATGGATTCGTTAAATATATTGTGCAAAGTGCAAACCCAAAAAGAATATAAAGCACAAGAAATTTACTGAATTGTACTTTGTTTGCTTCGAAATAATATTTATAGAAAAAATAATACAAAAAGCCATATAGAAGGATACCAGAATTCGTAATATTGGATTTTAAAAAAAAGGGGAATGTCGTCACGGATAAAGACACACTCAATACAACTAGAGACAAAAGGACCAGAAAAAGTTTAAATTCGAATGTTTTTTTAATCTTGTTAAGATTGAAAATGTACCAAATAGGCAACAAAATCATCGACATGCTTGCCGATACTGTTCGTATATACGGTAAAAAAAGAGCGTCAAATATACAGATGTAAAATATAAGTTTATCCATCTTGCTAATTATTGGTGCAACTTTAGAATTCAATTGATGGGTTAGTGGAGGATTTACATGCAATTTTATTCAGCTCCGTTGTATTTCCAATTTTATGTACCATCAAACATGATACAAAAATTCAGAATGTTTCACAATAGGAAAAAACTGTGCAGACAAGGAGTGTACTATGCTTACCATACAACAAATCATAGATGAAGCTGACCTTCTGGTTCCGAATTCCTATCAACTGGCTGATAAGGTTAATTGGCTGAATAAAATCAATTCAGAATTCTTCGAAAACGTAAAGATACCAGTATCAACGATCTTTATGACTACACTTAATCAATCGAGTTATTTGCTGCCAAATGAGGTCAGAGGAAATAACATCGATCACGTCCAACTTGGATTGCTTACTTATAGCTCAATGAATTACGAAGATGTCCGCTCGTCACAGATTTTTTATATTTTTGATGACAGCACCCATAAAATTACGTTCTATCCGGAACCATACGCAGCAGCACAACAGACCGTAGTGAGATACCATCGGATCGCGACGTCTAGCTTCACTACTGGCACTTTAAGCGCGAAACCGGATGCTCCAGGGGAATATCACTGGATATACGTGAACGGGTTGTGTGAGCGCATAGCGAAGGCTAACGGGGATGTCGAGAAGGCAAACAACTACGGAAACGATTATCGAAACGGTTTGGCAACAGCGGCGAAAAACTTCGCGAAACTAGGTGATTGAACATGCGAGAGTCTTCACCGGAAAAATTCGTCCCGTGGACACAGACGAAGGATAATCGAATCCCAAATACGATCAGGGAGTTCAGGGGCGTCAACAAGCTTGACGCTTTTTCTATTGGTGACATATTTTCCGCGGATATGAAGAATCTAACAAGCAGCAAATACCCAGCTTTGACCGTGAGGCCGGGGTATGCACAGATCGGTGCAACCATAGGTAATAAGGTACTCGGTATCGGCGTTTGGAAGGATGCGGAGCTGCACGCCGTATTTAACGACGGGACATGGCGAAAGTGGGACGGAAGCGCTTGGACGACAATTAAAAGTGGACTATCAACGACGGCTGAAGTATATTTCACAAATTTCCAAGGAGCATACACGGGGATTAATCTGATTATGGCGAATGGGGTCGATGCGGTCCAACGCTATGATGGGGCAACGGTCCAAAATGTGTTGAACGCGCCGTCGAACGCGAAGTATATTACCACGTTTCAAAATCGGCTGTGGGTGAGTATGAACGGGGACAAGGAAATCCGTGCATCTGCCTTGGATAATGCGGAGGAATGGACGCCGGGAGTCCTGAACGATTCATTACCTTTCGGCAAGGAAATCGAGTCTCCAGTAGGCGAAACGATCAATGGCCTATTTGGGGAGTTGGCCAAACTGACCATCAGTTTTCCAAATTCCATACGCAAACTACTCGGAGGCGTACCGTCCGACTTCAATGATCAGTCTGTTTCGCAAACGCTCGGTATCGTGAACAATAGGTCGGCGGTAACGCTAGACGGAACGATGTATTTGTTCAATGCTAATGGTTTTTATAGTTACAGCGGTGGAGTTTCGCCGGACAAATCGGTATCACAAGTTGTTCAGTATTACGCCGACAATTCGAACACCGCGGCACGGAATCAATCGGCGGTCGGGTCCGATGGAAAGAATCTGTATTTTGCAATCCCGATCAGCAGTTCGACAGCACCGGACACGATTATCGAATACGACAAAACGGTACGCGCTTGGAACGTCTGGAAGGACATTCAGGCTCTTCATTTCGTCCGCATGGGTAATGACTGCTACATCGGGGATGCGCTCGGCAGAGTGCTTAAAATGGGCGGCACAACGGACAATGGAACAGCGATATCGTCAGAACTCATATCCAAATGGTTCACGGCTCCTTCGATGTCCCAAGTTATTCGATGGATGCGCATGTGGCTGACCGTGGATTTGCCTTCCGGCAGCTCGTTAACGGTCTATTTGAACAAATCCGAGGACGAACCATGGGAGGAAGTGGGGTCCATTACCGCATCAAGCGATATCCAACGGAAGCCGATCTACGTAGCATCGAGTAAAGTTACGAATGCGAAACAGCTTCGTTACCGAATCGTTGGCAGCGGACCCTATACCCTGCATGAAATCGCATGGGATGCCGATTATCAGCCGATGAGATAGGAGGGATACGATGGGGAAAGTCGATATACCACAAATCGAACCGAAGGGTAATAGAACTACTGACGAATACGTAAACTACCTGGCAAATATGTTGGCGATTATTCAAGAGGAAATGACCAATTTCCTTGAGGGCCGGATAAGTTCCGAAAATATGCGTGAAATCGCTGGATATAACGTCAGTCAAACGGATTTAAAGCATAAAAGCGGCATAGTTGGAATGTCCGGTGCTGACCCTGCCACAGCCACAGCAGTCCGTTTTTGGGCAGGCAACGCCGACAAAACGGTAGCTCCCTTTCGAGTGCAGCAAGACGGCACAATGTATGCAACCGATGGTAACTTTGAAGGGGATATCAATGGTAGTGTAATTACAGGTTCGTTAATTCAGACAGCGCCTTCAGGCGTATACCCGAGAATGGAGTTTTCCGATGTAGGAGAGATTTTACGGGCATATGCAAGTGCAACCAGATATGTTTCAGTGAGCGCTTCAGAATCAGGGGAACCGGCAGTTGTATTTACGGATGGGACTACAAAGGCTCTTGTTACTTACCTATCCGGTTCAAACTTTCTATTGGGGACTGTATTGGGCGTTCCCATGTCGGTGTCATCTGGAGGGGCGTTAGATATTTCAGCAAATGGTGAAATTGATTTATCGGGTAGCGCCCTGAAAGTAGATGGAATTACGGGTTACACAGGTTCTTTTTCCACGGGTACACAAATTGTAACTGTATACAAAGGAATGATCGTAGCTGTCGTATAATGTGGTATAATTTGGCTTAAAAACGATGGATGTGATAATTATGAAGAAGTTTATTATTGGAGTCCTTTTTGGAGTTATTTTATCAACCTCGATGAGCGTATATGGGGAAGAGGTGAAAAGCGTAGTGGGGCAAGCAATTCAAGGGACATTTCCAGTTAAGGTTAACGGCGATATTCTGAATAATGAGGCCGTTGTGCTTGATGGAACTTCATACCTTCCGGTTCGGGAAATTAGTGAGAAGTTAGGTATGGAAGTGAAATTCACACCTGATACCGGAATTGAGTTAACCCGACCTGAACCGAAGTTGGATAATACCGGAATGCCGATAGGTTACTGGACAAAAGAACGTCTGGATATCGCTATAGAATCACAAAAAAAAGTACTCATCTCTCGTGAAAATATGGCGAGAATATCAGGCGTACCTGATCCCGAAGGCATAGCAAAAGCTAAAGACCGTCTTGCGGAATTGGAAAAGATGAGAGATGAGTTGTTGAAATGATCGAATGGATCCCACAAGGTCACTCAGTCGAGTGGCTTTTTTTCATGCACTCAAACAAGGGGTGATACCATGGCAACAGCCGACAAATACGGATACCGGAAGTATTTGAACGAGAAGGGCGTCAAAGACGAGGACATTACTTATGATAACGGAACCGTAAAGGTGAAAGGGCAATTCTTCGGAAATGCTACTCCAGAAGCAGACGGATCGACATATAGCACAAAGGGTAACCTCGACGCCTTATATAATAATTACCGAACACAGAGTATGCCGACGAATCAGGGGAGGGCAGATACCCTATTAAACACCGTTCAGGAACGGCTAAACCAGCCACGAACGCCGTTCCAATACAATCCGCAGTCCGATCCGCAGTATCAGAGCGCTTTACAGTCCGCACAACAAGCAGCAACAACGCAGCAAGGGAATACCTTGGCACGACTTAGGGCGATGGGACAAGGTAAAAGTTCGTACTCAGAAGGCGTTGCGAATCAGATCGGACAGCAAGCGGTAGCCGATGTAAACGCAAAAGTCTTGCCACAACTCATGGCGCAGTCGTACCAACGCTACATTGACGAGCAGAACATGGGCCGGCAGAACGTACTCGACTTGCTCGGACTGGGACGCGAATACAATAACCTAAACCAACAAGGGTTGGATAATACGTTCCGACAAGAACAAGCAGATCGGGATAGCGCTTATCGTGATCAAGCGTTCACGGAGCAGAGACGACAAAACAATCTTGACGCTGCATTTCGAGTTGGTCAGCAAATCGGTAGAGTGATCCAGCCAAAAGAGGATTACAGCCTACTGTTTAACCAGGACGACGCACCGCTGAATTTGCAAGGGCAACAAGTCCAATACCAACAATATCGCGACCAAATCGCTGATGAGCAATACAAGCAAAAATTTGATGAGGATGTACGCCGGTTTGGCCTAGAACAAGCACTACGCGAAGCAGCTCAAGCAAACCAATTTGCGAACGCCGCGGCGGATAATGCGAGAGCAAACGCACAGTTGGGTCTACAGCGAGAACGGTTTGATTTTGAAAAGGAACAAACGAATAAACAGAAGGAACAAACACCATCACAGACTCAACAAAATAATGAATTCGTCGGGGAAGTAACTACAAACCTTGACCGGATTCCGGCAGATAAACGAGTTCAATTTTTCCGAGATGAGAAGCAAACGCTTATCAATCAATTAGGACTCAACGGATATAATCAATTGTATAATCTATACTTCAATAGCGACGGAAGCCCTAAATAAGAGGGGTGAAAACATGGCGATCGATTGGTCCAAATATGGGGTCAAAGAAGAACCGAAAAAAAAATCTTCCGGTATTGATTGGAGTAAGTACGAATCAACAACAAAAGAATCGTTTCAGAATGAATTACAAGTCAAGCCTCCAACAATAGATGTAAGTCGTTCCGAGGTCGGTCAAAAGGTCGGAGAGTTTGCTGCAGCACAAGCAGCGAAACCACCGGAGCCTAACTTCTTACAGCGATTTGCTCAAAACACGGTAGGACTATTTAAGGCGGCTCCTCCGAACAAGGTTGCCCAAGAAGCGATTGACATCGTAGGCAGACCGTCCGAAGTTATCGCGGAGTTTGCTACGCCGACAGCGCCATCTATTCGCCGGTCAGAAAGTGGCTATGTCGAGAATGTGCCAGGTTCAAGCGCTCGGCAAGATTTTTTACAGCGCACCGGACAAGAACCGGCACAAGGCGCGGAGAAAGCATTGGGTGCCGTGGCTGCTTCCTTCCTACCCATGGGAGGAGGCGGACCCCTTGGGCCGAATGCCGGAAACCTGTACCGAGCTGCTGGGAATGTAGCTGATCGTTTCCTGACTCGAGCCGGGACCGGTGTAGGTGGTAGAGTCGCCCGTGAAGCCACTACAGAGGCATTATCGGGTGTTCCCCTTGGCATCGGTCAATCGCTCGGTACGGGCAGCGGAGACTTGCGAGAAGCAGCCACAGAGGGCGCAATTGGTGGAGCGTTGGGAGTCGGTATTGGCGCTGGCGGACCGGCGCTAGGAGCTGCAGCAAAGCAAGTGGCGAATAGCGCTATCGAGCGGTATCTTGGACCGATCATTAAGAATGTTGCGGAGAAAGGGAAGACGCCACAGGAGGAAACTGTCGAGGGTTTACTTCGTTCGGCCAGTATACCGAATCGCCTGACACCGGCCAGTAACGAGGTTGCGCTGAATCGGGTCATGGAGCAGATCAAGCCGATCGTTGAACAGCGCCTAACGCCTCCGATGGAGAATCCTAACGAGCTGGCGAAGTACGTACAACAGGGTTTGAAACGCCAAGGCGCGGATATCTCGTTGAACGAAGTGCGCAGGGTTCCGTATGAGGGATTGCAAGAAATGGCCGAGGAACTACGGAGTACCACAAGCGTCTACGATGAAGCTGTCAAAGCCGCTAAAGAGCGCGGTTTCAACCTCCCGGACCTGCTGGAAGGGAAGACGCCGAGCATCAAACAGAGAGTCGCTGAGGACGCCACAAACCGGGCATATGGGGTATATCCAGAGTCCTTGCCGGAAGTACGCAAGCCACTTACAAATGCGCCAGATGAACCGGCAAAGCAGGATTGGTTTTCTCGCCTCTTCGGGGAACAGAATGTCGGCATCACGCCATTCGGATCGAAGAAAAGCAATCGAATGGTAAGCACGGAACAGCAGATCGTGAAGAATCCGCTAAAGAACAACGTTGAAGGCATAGTAGAGAAGACCAAACAGGCCGGACGCGCAACGTATCAGAATGTCGTGGACTTCCTCTCACCACTCAAAACGATCAATCGAGAGACGTATGATACGGCTCAAGACGCGGCAAGGTCGAACAATCTCGCAAATACGATCGTTCGTGATAAGTTCGTGGACAATCAGGGAAATGTGATTGGATCGAGCTTGAATGATGTCATGAAAGAAGTCCGCGGTCTCGGCAAGAAATTCGATGATTATCTCGTGTTGCGCCATGGCATAACCCGCATGAAGCGCGGTGAACGTGTGTATGATGAGGCGCTAAAAATGACGCCGGAGAAGGCCGCTGAAGCCGTAGCAAAGCTTGAATCGAGATACCCGGGATTGCAGAAGGCCGGACAAATGTGGGACGAATTCAATACGAACTTGCTTGATTCCGGGGTTCGAGAAGGTCTGATAACGCAAGAAGCACGGGACGCCATGCGAGAAGCCAATCCGAACTATGCAGCAATGCGCCGACAGTTCGACTTAAGCGAGAAGTTGGCGCAGCCCAAATGGGGAAGTGGTGGTTCGGCATTTTCGGGCCAGCGGGCTCCAATTAAAGAGGTATCGCCAACCGGTTCGACGCGTAAGATTGTAAGCCCGGTGCGATCGGCCATTGAACAGGCTTATGCTTGGAAGAACGCCGAGCTTCGCAACAGGACGATGCAAGAAATCGTAAAGGCAATCCAAAAGGATCCGGATGGAATGCTTGGAATTGTAGAGATCGTCAAGAAACCATCGACCAGTTACCGGAGTTTGGATGACGCCTTGCGTGAAGGTGGTTCGGAAGAATTCTTGGAACAGTTGAATAATGATTTTAAATCTCTATTCCAGACAGCGAAAACAGGAGATGAAAACATTGTTCGGGCTATGGTAAACGGTCACCCCGTATACGTCAAAGTCCATAACCCGGAAGCCGTAAAAGCCCTATTGGGCATGGGATCGGATCAAGCCGGGATCGTATTCGGAGCGCTTCAGATGCTTTCCAACGCGACGAAACGAGGCGCAACCGGTCTTTTGGCTCCGATGTTTGCCGTTAAGAACCTTACGGCAGATACAATACAAGCCGCAATCCAGTCGCCTAATGCCATTAAACATATCGCTGTTGATTTACCACATGCCATGATTAGCTCGTTCGCAGACGTTTTACGCATACCTGGACTGAAAAATCTTGCCGAGGAATTCCGCCGATCGGGCGGAGAATATTCGGCTCTTTTGCGTGGGGATCGTCCAGTTAATAGGGCGGTATTCAATCTCCGAAAAGAAGCGCCGTTATCTCCTGCCGGTATCGCAAAAGGCGCATTGACGACGCTCAAGGCTCCGTTTAAGGGGCTTGAGAAGGTAGCCGATATAACGGAGAACGTAAACCGGATGGCGGCTTTCAGGCGAGCTATGGCGGGCAAGGAACGCACTCCTGAGAACGTTCGAAAAGCCATCAATGCGGCTAGGGAATCGACGACAAACTTTTCTCGCAAAGGTTCGTTCTATCAACAAACTGAAGCGCTGGTGCCTTACTCGAATGCTGCCGTTCAAGGCCTGTATCGGGTATTGAAAGCATTCTATAAAAATCCGGTCAAAACGTTGGCCGGCGTAGGCACGTTAGTTATCGGTCCGAAACTGTATGAATATGCCCAATTCAATGACGATCCGGATTATCAAAAACTCCCGGCCCGCGAGAGATATCGGAATGTCTTTGTTGGAAAAAATGCAGACGGTACGTTCATCAAAATGCCCATGCCGCCTGAATACGAGGCGTTTGGGGCGTTTATGACCGATGTACTTAATGATGTGGTTCAAGGTGATCCGCAAGCCTATAAAGGTACGTTGGATGCCATAACGAATGCCTTTACACCTCCACTCGTATCGGGAGCGCTACAAGGTGCTACGCAAGGCGGGGGACCGGAGCAAAGCTTGTCGGGTTTATTTAACTCATCGGTTTTGTCTCCGGGTGTAGCATTGGTAGCGAATAAAAGTTTTACTGGGGCACCGATCGTACCGAAGCGACTCGAAGACGTATCTGCAAGAAATCAGTACGACGAACGGACGAGCGAAATATCCAAGTGGGTTGGTAAAAAAATCGGAATGGCCCCGCTGAAGGTCGATTACCTCTTGAGAGCATATGGAGGCGACCCGGCTCGACTATTGCTACCGTTGAATTCGCCAGTAGGTGGAGGTACGGCGCGGAATACTTTGCTCAAGAACTTCATATCGGACCCGGTATTCACGAATACGCTGTCGGACGACTTCTATACAGCCAAAGAGAAGTACACGAAGGCCAAGAACGACAACAAGGACAACAGCGACCCGTTGCCGTCCTGGTACAACGAGCAAATGGAACGTGTGATCAACTCACAGGCGAATGGATCGGTAACGAAACGCTTGTCCACCCTGAACGAGCAGAAACGGCAAATTACCGGAAATCGCGAGTTGAAAGCTCGAGATAAAGCCCAGCAATTGCGGACTATTCAGGCGGAAATTAACGACATCTATGCAGACGTCAACAGCAAGCTTGTTGAAAGTGGTTTTAAATTCCCGAATCGATAATAGACGCCTCCGGGCGTCTTTTCTATTGGAGGTGAACCTATGATCCATATGATCGTGAAATGGTGTTGTGTCATGGATAAGCCGGCCGACCAAAGCGAGTTTTACCGGACCATATGCGAATTGTACGACAAGGAAACGGCTGACCGGTATACCTATGAGCAGATCATCCCCCCGTTGGAGGACGTATGTACGACTGGATCGTCGAATCGCTCAATGCCGTATGGAGACATGGTTGGAGTTTAACGGCGCTCGGAACGGCCATATTCGCGCTATTGAAGCAACGAAAGGTAAAGGCGCAGCTACGGAAGCTCATTCCGTGGCTCTTTGCCGATGACTCCGATATCCGGCAGTACGTCCAGAATCAGCAGCGTATCGAATCCAAGATAGACGCGCTGCTCGAGAAAGAGGGGATCGTATGGCAAAGTGCAAGCTCGAATGGTACAACCGGCAAAGTATCGACAAGAAGAATTGGTTTTACGTCTTCCTCGGTGGTCAAATCAGTTGTCCGTGGTGTCGTCAGGTACATCATTTACCTTATATTGAAAGGAAGGATGACCATGAAAGAATATCTGAAAAAGTTGGGCCGCACTAAGTTTCAAGCGTTTCTCGCCTCACTGATCGTGAACATCGCAAGCGCCGTATTGTTCATGAACGGTACGATCGATATAGACACCGAAATCAACCGATGGATGCCGGTAATAAACCTTACTATCACCGCGATATCGACATGGGTTTACATTGTTGTTGAAGGCGGAATAGATAAAGCCAAAGCGCAAGGAGGTAATACCGATGAGTCTACCACAGATAACGGTGACGCCGGACCTGCCGTATAGCGTGCCGCCGATCGAATACCCTGACTTGCCTAAGCATCCTACGAAGTCATGGGATACCATTGAACGTGTCCGAAATCCGGAAGATATCAATACCATTATCGTCCATCATATGGCCTCTGAAGCGCCTCTAGACAAACAAGCATTGTACCATGTGAACACGCACCAATGGCCCGGGTTATCGTATCATCTGGTCGTCTCGTCAGGCAGATTGATGCAAATAAACGACCTGTTGTGGTTTACTTACCATGCATCAGGACACAATCCCTATACCGTATCAATATCGATTCATGGCGATTTGTCCAAACGGGAAATGACTTCTCATGAACGCGAACTCCTTTACGCCGGCATTCTATCGTTGAAGGCCGTTCTGCCGATTACAACCATTCTCGGCCACAACGAAGTGAATGCTACGGCTTGCCCGTGTACATCCATGAACCAAATACGAGACGATATTGCCCAATTGGAAATGAAAATTAAATCGGCAGTAGACCCAGCAAAAGCGAAGGATGAAATAATTAAATCCTCCAATCAACACTTTTACCTATTCAACACGTATCTAAAAGACCCGAGCAATAAATGGTTGGAAGGACAATTACTCGAACTTTACAAAAGGATGGACGAACTGAACTTGTTCTTCAATAGATAAACCTTACCCCACTTTAACCGAGTGGGGATTTTTTGTGTTATTATAAGAACATACGTTCTAATTGGAGGTGTAATATGGGTAAAAAACTTGAAGCAAACGGACTATGGGAATCCTCCCGCATGATGCTGCCGGAACATGTCAAGACGATCGTCCAGCATAAGGAATGGTTTAAGGCGGATCCGCAAGAACGCCCTGTGCTGGACGAACAGGAGATCGAGGACATGTCGCGCAAACTTTACGAGTCGAAGGAGGAGCAAACGGCGGTAACCGTGGAGAGATGGGAGCGAGATCCGGCGCGGGGGATCGTACAATTGATCGACACCCGGAAGCGAATCGTCGTGGTCGGTCAGGAAATCGTGAAGATTGATGACATCATCGGAGTGGAATGAAAAGAGTGCCTGCGAAGGCGCTTTTTTATATATAAAAAGTTGCAGTTATTCCCGTTTCGATACAGTGAGACGGGGATAACTGCTACAATTCTTCGTACCCAACTATGAACCATTCGCCCTGTACTTTCGCTATAACGATGCGCTTGAACAGGTTTTGAATGACTTCCTTCCGTTCCTCATGATCC